CAGAATGGCCGCGACCAGCACACAGTTGAGCACTCCGATTAGAATGCCGATGATGTTCATTTGCGTTTCCTCTTGGTGTGCCTTGGCCCCCGTAATGATGGGCGGCGTGTGCCGCGTTTGAACTCGGCGAGCAGCGATCGGAACGCCGCCCGCTTGGTGCCGAGCGAGCGGAGCTGCGCCAGCAGGCGGGCGAGCTGGAGGGCGAGGAACTGATCCGGCCGGACGTTGCGGGCTATGCTTGCGGCGCCTCGACAAAATCCCAATCGACCTTGCCCTTGCCGTCGATGCCGATCGCGTCGGCCAGCGCCGGGCTCAAGTCGATCCCGGCGTCGTTGCTGGGGACTTTGCCCGCGTTCGGCCCGCTGTCGCTCGGCAGCGGCGTGCCGTTGTGGTTGCACGTCTCGGCCACGGGCCGCGTGCCCTTGTTGAAGTAGTCGTCGGTCGTGCACCACGGTCCGACGTCTTCAATGGTCGCCTCGTGGCTCAGCTCGTTGCTGACATTCCACACCCGTACCTTCGGCCGCTCGCCCTGGAGCTTGAACGGCAGCGCGACGTAGAAATCCGTGTCGTTGAGATACCGACCGTTCCCGGCTGAATCGTAAGGCGGATAGGCGGAATAATTCGGATCGTCGCCGCCGCCAAACACGGTCGCGGTGATGTCTTTCTGATTGCCCGGTATCTCGTCGGGCTCGCCGGTTTCCGCTGGCGGCTCGGCCGGTTCGTCCGGCTTGTTGTGAAATTCCTCGCCGTTGAGCGAGACGATCACGTCACCGGTCATCTTGACGCGCATGCGCACGACATTGCGGCAGCGCTCGTTGCCGTTGATCAGCGTGCCGTTGATGATCACCGCCACGTCGCCTTCGGTGCGGCCGACGATATCGACGCGGTTGTCTTCCGTTGGCGGCTCGACTGGAGGCTCGACGGGCGGCTGCTCGCCCGGCGTTTCCGGCACCTGTTGTCCCGACATGGTCTCGGCGATCACCGTGCAGATGTCCTCGAACGCCGCATTGTAGTTGTTGGAGTCGCCGGTGTTGTCGCAAAAACAGGTTTCCAGCAGAACAGCGGGCATCTCGGTATTGTTGAGAACGTAGAGATCGGATCGATACTTCGCACCCCGGTTGGTGAAGTCCCCGGCCTCGCTGATCGCCGCCGACAGTTGGCTCGCCAGCGACTGCTGGGTGACGTAGAGCACTTCGCACCCGTGCGCGCTGCCGTCGAAAGCATTGAAATGTACACTGACGTCATAGTCCCTGGTCTGCGCATTGTGCCAGTTCGTGATCGTCGCCAAGTTGGTCGATTGATCATGCGAGGTGTTGTCGTGGAACGTCACGCACGAGACGCCATCGATGGAATTCAGAAGCTCGGCGGCACGATTGACAACGCGGCGGGCTTCATCAACCTCGTCGAGCTGCGGAGGGACCGGATAACCTGACGCACCACGGATATACTTTCCGTGGCCAGAAGACATGGCGATTCTCATTTGTCCTGCTCCAACAGATGTTTGACCTGATCGCACGTCTCCGTGACGTTGACGTTCTTGCCGTCGGTCGTGAAGATCATGCAGCTCGTTTCACGCGCAACGTGCCCCGGACTGCGCACCGTGCGCAGCGTTGCAATCGTGTCTGGATTAAGCTCGATCACCTGCCCGTCAGGACCGGTCAGCTTGAGCAAGTGCAGCGCAATGAGTGCAGCGAGGTGCATCGACGCGCTCGTTCGCCAGTTATTGGTTACTTCGGCGGTTCGACCGGTGGGAAAAATTCGTCGGTACGGCGCATCGCAGCGCCGCGCCTCACTTGTCGCGATTGTCGCTCCAGCCCGTGGCAGTAAAATACATGGTACCAGCATATACACTGGAACTGGCAGCTATGTGACCGGTGGTGTCGGTTGGAATGTTCAGTTGAGTCGAAATGACATATTCAGGGGCGGATGTGCGACAATTCGGGAAATTGTAGTCGATCGCCTGCTCTGGACTGCGAAAACTAAAATTTATGGAAGCGCCAGGGGCACCATAGATATTTATTGTGGCGACCACGCGTATCCCAGTGGGCACAGAGATCAAGTAGGGAGTGACCCCCGGGCCAATGACGGTGTTAGTCGCGTCCCACGCCGTCATTGACGTCCACATAAACTCATCGCCGACTTGGCGAAATCCTTTGATAGACGATGAGCCATCTGTCTGGATCGACCCGATCCGCCGCTTCTTCGTGTAATTGAGCGGCATGTTCGGCGTCGTCGGGTTGGTCGAGATCAGCGCATCGACCACGCCCGTGTCAGTCCGCATGATCAGGAAGACGTGATACCACGTGCTCGCGGCCAGGGCTCCGATGTCCAACGCGCCGTTGTTGTTTCCGACGCTCCACAGTGCGTTGCAATTCTTGGCGATCGGCGCTGCCAACACCATCATGGTGGTGTTGTCGAAGGAGCACGCCGTACCAGTATCAACATCAAGGACCGTGGCTGGCGTCGTGGCGTCATTTGAGAGCGTAAGCCCGGCCAGCATCTTGGGAAAGACCGGCGTCAGCCGCGCGCCCTGCACCGTCACCGGGCCCGAGACGTTCATGCTGCCGGTGGCGCGGTTGATCGTCAGCGGGGAGTCGATCAGCGTGCCGGTGTTGTCAAAGCGCTGAATCGCAAAATCGCTGCCGATGTTGCCCGCCGCCTCGGCCGTGGCGTCGCCCACGATGACCGCCCAGCGCGCCGCGCCCGCTGTCGCTCCGCGTAGCGCCGCCTGCGCGCCAGAGGCAGACTTGTTGATCGTCTCCTGCGCAACGCTGCCGCTGATCGTCAACGGGCCGGTGAGCGTGCCGCCCGTCAGCGGCAGGAACTGCGCGGTGATGTTCGCCCAACTGCCGCCGCTGGCGCCGACGCGGCCGTAGGTCGCGCCATCGGTCGGCGCTTCAGGCACCGAACCGGGATTGCCCTGCGGTCCCTGCGGTCCCGGCGGTCCGGCTGGTCCGGCTGGTCCGGCCCCTCCCGTTGCTCCGGTTGGTCCGGCGGGACCCGTTGGCCCAGGCGGCCCGCCCGGAGCGCCAGCCGGGCCTTGGGGTCCGGTCGCACCGGCAGGCCCGGCAGGCCCGATTGGTCCGGCGGCACCGGCAGGACCGGCAGGCCCGCCGGATGGCCCGGTCGGACCGGCAGGCCCGGTTGGACCCTCTGGCCCCTGCTCTCCGGGCTCGCCCGCGATGAACACGTTCCACGTATTGAACGTGCCGGTGCCAGAGCTGATGTCGCTGGCGAAGTTCAACACCTGATTGGCGTAGTCGTAGGCGGTGATGACGCCTTCCATCCAATCGGTTGACGCGCCTTGCACGGCGGCGCGCACGCGCATGCCCGGCATGAAGCCGAGATTGAACTGATCCATGGTCAGCGTGACGGCGCCGACGATGATGCTCACCGACGATGCGCTGGTGCCAACAAGAATCGGACCAGCAGGCGGATACGGCGCCGCATAGATGGTGGCGCCCGGCTCGCCGAGCTGGCCAGGGTTTACACCGGTGATCATTTGGTCACGCCTTCGAGGATGGTGAGGTCGAGCGTGAGGGCGACGCGGTCAAATTGGCCGTCGCGCGCGCGAATGTCGCCGACGTAATCGCCAGCGGCGCGGTACTGCATCACGGCGAGCGGCACGTAGAAGATCAGATAGCCGACGTTCGGCGGCGCGCCGACCGACAGACTGCCGTCATCCGTGGTTGCTCTCAGGATCACCTCATGCGCGGGCGGCTGGCTGCGGATTTCCATGTCGAAGCTGATGCCGCGCAGGTCGAGCTGCGGGCCCGGCGTGCCGTCCGCATTGGTGACCAGATAGAGGATGGTGTCGATCCAATCCTCATTGTTGCCGGTGACGACCGTCAGATGCGCCAGCGGCAACGACAGAATGTTGGTCGCCATGATGGCTCACGAGGGCACATAGGGGGGAACGCGCGTCGGCCAGTGCGAGTCGTCGCTCGGATCGGCGGGCAGCGCCGCCCCGGCCATCGTGTTCGCGGTCGTGCGCACGCTATTGACGTAGGTCCAGCAGCGATCAATCTCGGTCTTGCGCTGCTGTTGATAGGCTGGCCATGTCGTGGTGTCGGCGCCGTAGGTGGTGATGTAGCCGTTGAGTTCTGCATTGGCGTTGCGCTGCGAGAAGTCCGGGAACACCGCATTGATCCGCGCCGTCGCCTCGTAGCTCACGGTCTGCTGCGCGTTGCTGCTGCGCCAACCGGTGACCAGGACGTGCGTGGTCTTGGTCGCATCGACGGTGATTGCCGAATTTGGTACCGAAAACACAGTCCAACCTGCGACAACAACAGATGGATCAAACGTCTGATTGTCCTGGAACGACATCATGATGTTGACAAGCTCATCCGGGGCGAGCGTCAGGCTTGCCTGTGGGACTATGACCTGCATGACCGTCTTCCTTATTGCGGCATGATCAGCGCGCCGTTGTTGCCGATGACAGTCTCCGGCGGCGACGTAACCCCCAGCGCGGCTGCGCTCTGCAAGAAGATGACGCCGAGGTTCGCCGCGTACACATCCACACCGCCGCCGTTGCCGTAAGCAACAATGTTGACTTGCAACGAAGCGCCGCCGCCCACGCTTGCAAATCCAAAGCGGGCGTTGGAGGTCGCCATGTTGTTGACGCCCGACACATTGCCGCCGATGTAGCCGTCGAGCGTATTTCCGTATGAGCCGCAGTTGAAACAATTCATCAGGCCAAAGCCGCCGCTATCGAACCCTGCGAACGTGTTGGCGGTCGCCCAACAGTTGTTGTATTGGCTGCTCTGTTGGTTGTAGAAGCCGATCTGCGAACCCCACACACTGACATTGATGAACAATCCGGAATATCCGGGTGGAATATCGGTGCCGGATTGCAGCGGAAACGGATAGGGGGACGGAACCTGCGTGCCGCTGATCAGTATGTCCTGAAACGTAACATTACCAGGGCCGTTGTTGACCACTCCATAGGTTGTTGTTGTCGTGCTATACGGCATCTTGATTTCAGTGCCGTACTTGGTGCGCAGCATGGCGATATTGTAGGCCGCGTCTTGCGCGCGATGCGCGGCGTCAGCGCCGGTCTGAGCAAAGTCTGTCCGCACCGGGTTGGCACCGATCATCGTCCCTTGAATCAACAGTCGGTCGCCGCTTGGGTGCGACACGGTAAACGGAGCAAACACACCGGTGATCATCTTCAACGTGACATAGCCGTTCGCGCCAATTGTCTTGCGGCGGATCGCGTTGACCGCCGTTGGCACGTCGGGAAATTGCTGACTTGGACCTATCGTGTAGGTGATCGGCGCGTCGATCTCCGGATTGGGGGCGAAATAGAGATGCGTCCCGTCATAAAAGAAAACCACCACATCGTTCTGATGAATGTCGCCCTGCAGCACGATGCCGCTGCCATTGGGCGCGAGCTGAACCGGCGGCAGCGCATTGATGTTCATCGTCGTCGGGCCGGGCGTGGTGTTGGCGACTTTCACCGCCAGCATGTCGCCCGCGACCAGCGTGGTGAGCGGCGGCGTGAAATTCGCGGTAATAATGCCCGGCGTGACCGAGCTATCGACTGTGTACGGAATTTTGATGGTGAACACGTCGCCGGTGCCGGTGCCGCCACCAGCACCGCCGAAGTTGATCAATTGAAACACGGTGCCGTCGAACACCAAATCGGCCATGCACCCGGCTGGCAGATCGCCCGGCGCCACGTCGGCGCCGTTCATCTTGCGGATCGGCACGCGCCCGGCACCGGCATCGATATCGCAGCCGCCGGTATTGGTGTTGCGCACGCGCACGTGCAGCGGCAGGCCTTTATTGTAGGCCGGAAGTGGCGGATGGTAGGCAACCGACAGATGATCGACCGAGCCGGTATCCTCTGCATAGTTGAGGAATTGCGAGCGGATGCTCTGCATCAATTGCGTGAGGTCGGCGTCACTGGGCGTGAACCCGCTGTCGGTGATGACCTCGATCACCTCGCGTTGCGGATTTTCGAACACGGCCGCCGGGGGGATCGATCCCTGTAGCGCGATGGTCGGATCGCCGTTGACGTAAGATGCGTTGGGATCGGAGACGCCGTAGGGTGCGACGTACTTCATGGCGTACCTTCCATCGGTGAACCGAAGGCAAGGCTGGAGAAGTCAAGCACCACGTCGGTGTGGGCCGGTTTCCAGCGGTTCAACAAACACTGCAACTCGTCGGGGATGCGGAATTCGAGGTGATGATCGACACCGGCCTGACCGGCGCCCGCGCGAAACCACACCAGCCCGACGGTTCCGGCCTCGACGCTCCAGGCGAAGCGCATCTCGGGCGGCCCGATGTACCAGCGGAAATTGTCGGTTGGCGTCGGGCGCGTATCACCGGCGCGGCTGATACCGGCCATGAACGGCGCGAACTCTTTGATCGTGACCTTGTAACCGAGCCACGCCATGAGATCGGTGAAGTAAGCGCGCGATTGCCCGCCCATCCACGTCATCTTCATGACCAGCATTTTCTGCCGCTCGCCGATGGTGGTGGCGGACGGGAAGCATTCGTCTGGCAGGCCCCAGGCGCGCTCCCAGTCAGGCAGCAGTTCGAGCGTATAACGCGGGTCGCTCTCGCGCTCCAACAAGTCGGCGGCGCGGCTGTCGACGAAACCCCAGTAGAGCGCGAGCCCGGTGCACGCCAAAACCAGGGTGCTGGCTTCATCACGCGGCCACGCTTGGCCCCGTGGCAGCAATTGCAGAAACGCCTGCGCGTAGTCATCGCCGGATCGGCGGACGTGCCGATCAACCGGCGGGCTGAGCAGCTCAGCCATAGATGATGTCCCCGAGCGTGCCCATATGGCCCGGCGACGGCATGTAATCGTCGGCGGTGTTTTGCAGATCGAACGAGATCACGCCCGGCGCGTCGAGGATCGCCGCCGATTTCCAGGCCGCATAGATGGTCTGGCCGGGCGCCGCTTGCGCCAGCAGCATCGCGTTCAGGCCGTCCTCGATCGCGGCGCGCGTCGCGGTCGTGTCGGAACTGAGCTGCACGATCGTGGCGTTGATCCGCTGCGGAATCGGCGCAACAACAAATATGTCTTTGACCGCTACCGGCCGCACCGTATCGAGATAGGCGCTGACCGTATCGATGTCCTGTTGCAGCGGGAAGCCGCCGTTGTCGGCGCGCAAGTCATCGCACATGAAGCGCACGGTGACGGTGCCCATGCCCATTTCCAGCGGCGCACACCACGCGCGCGTCACGCCGGGAACAGCCAGCGCCCATTGCTCGTAATCGGTCTGATCGCCGCCCTGCGGCGGCTGCTGGATGCGCAGCAGCACGCGATAGCGGAGCTGATCGTCGGTCTCGGTATCAGTGCCGCCGTTGAGCTCAAGCACGGTGGCGGCGTTAGTGACACCGGTCAGTCCGGCATTGTTGATCGTGAGCGCGGTGCCTGCGGGCAGATTGCCCGCGCTGCCGGGATCGAGCGCGCGCACCGGCACCGGCGTCGGCGCCGTGTTGGAGGCGAGATAGATCAGCTCGGTGGTCTCGTAGCCGACCCCCCCGGCGATGGCCGACAGCATTTGCGTGCCGACCGGCACCGGGCTCAAGGCGGTGCCGGTCATGGTGACCGTGCCGCTGGCCAAGGTCGCCTGCTTGCGGCCGATCGTGCCGTCGGCATTTTTCAGCCAGATCGCGCCGTGGCGGTCGAGCCATTCGGTTTCCGCCGTGTCGGGCAGGAGCTGCAACGCCAGCCAATCGATGTACTGCAAGGTCAGATGGCACAGCGCGCCCTGTGAATCCGACAGCACGCGCAGCACGCTGTTGGGCACGTTCGCATCCGCGCCCGGCAGCGTCGCGTGCAACATGTCGCGCGTGAGGCCGCGCACGTCGCGCAGCGTTGGTGTGTTCCAGGGCATGAGCGGTGTCGGAGTTGAGGTGAACTGCGGCCTACTGAGGCCAGCTCAGAGCCTGATGCCGTCCCAGAGGATCGCGTAGCGCAGCTCGATCGCCGGGATCGGGCCGCGGTAGATGCGGATCAGCGCGTTGATTTGTTGATCACTAACGCGCTGCACGTCCACGGTGAACGTCGAGGCGATGTGATTGGTGACGAACGGCTGGATGCATTCGTAGATATAGTTCTTGACATGCGCGAGCGTGGCGCCGCGCTGGAAGTTCGGCCCCTCGATCGCCGAGCGTTTCAACAACCACAGCTTGGTTCCGATATCCCAGCCGCCCCAGATTTCTTGGGCGTCGAGGTTTCCCCACCACCCGGCGCGATCGGTCGAATCCGGATCAGGAAGGATGTCGTCGGTGGACGCCAGCGCGTCGGTGCCGAGCGCGACGATGATCGCGGTGGCGAGCGCTTGGCTGTCGTCGAGCGTGCCGTCGTCGAGCAGGCGCCAGTCGACCGTGACCTGATACTGCTCCAGCGTCAGGCTTTGAATCAGTCGGATATCCGGCGCCGGATCGGTACCGGTGCCGCCGAGTCCGCCGATGTTCTTGCCGAGCGGGAGCTGCGCCATACATCACCCGAGAAAGCCAAACACGTTCTTGCATGGGCCGGACGTGGTCACGACCTTGGCGAACTTGCCCTTGCCTTTGAGCGCGCCGGTGTAGACGTTCTTATCGGTGTTGACTTCGTGATACCCGACGCCGTCATCGAGATATTGCCGAACGTTGGTGCCGCTCGCCGCCGCCTCGTCCTTGGTGATGTGAAGGAAGCGCTTGGACTTCTGGTTATCCGATTTGACTGACGTCTGTCCGGTCGGTTTCTGTTGGCCCTGCTGGCCGCCCTGGCCGCCGCCGCTACCCCCGCCACCGCTGCCGCCGTTGGCGCGCGCCGACACGCTTGCGCCCTGCCCGCCCTGCCCGCCCTGCTGGCCGCCCTGTTGCTGCTGGCCGGACTGCTGATCGACCAGCGCCATCCGCACCGTCTTGTCCTGCGGAGCCGACCAGAACCCGCCATCCTGCGACATGTGGAATTGCTGATAGTCGGTCTTGGTGCGGAACATCGCGCTGTCGCCGGGATCGAGCCCCTTGAGCCGGTGTCGCCGGTCATCCATGGCGCCGCCGATCGGATAGCTACGATTGCCGCCGACATAATGCACGGCAACTTCCGCGCCCCCCGTGATCTTGCCGTTCTCGTCCTTGTCCGCACCCATGCAGACCGACGTGAAGCCGTAGTTCTGTGGTGCCTCGACTCCTTGGCGCGATTCGCC